AATTCTTTAACATCATCTTCAATATAAAAAACACAATTACCACAAGCCCTACCCTCTGGAACATCTTCTGATAAAGATGGTCTGTAATTATCAGGTAAAACACGATAATCTGTTTTCTTCATTTTATTTTTCTTTTTCAATCTTTCCCCACCTGGTTCAATTTCTTCAGCGATAGAGATAGCAACCATCTGATCAATAGCGGCTTGTTTAGTTGTGTGGCATCCCATAACTTCACCATCATCTTTAACAGTTGCCCAACCTGAACAGTCAGCGGCGTTATCGGTTATGTAATAAGGCATTAGAGTATCTGCGCAATCCAACTAGCGGTATGACCATTTTTGTTAGAAACTAACCAAACAGTATTACCTTGGTGCATTGTTAACTCAATTGAATCTAATTTAGTCAAAATCATTCCTGTACTTGTGGTAACTGATTGATTGCCTATATAAAGGTTATCTGAATTATCGTTATTGTGTATATGAAGAACAACTGGATTATTTGAAATTCCGTCAACTCTTGATGGTACAGTTCCAACAGACATTTGACCTGATAAAAGTTGACCCATAACCTGCCTTAAAGAAGCATCAATATTTCGGCTTCGTCAGCCAATATAGAAAAGTCTATACGATTTCCAGCCTGAGCAGAAAGACCAAACAAATCAGTTGATCCAGCAGCAAAATGAGATTTTATTAAAGGTTCAAGTTTAGGAACATCAGTTATCTCAACAACAAGAACTGGTGCAGGTCTTTCTTGTTTTTGTTTCTTTTTAATTGGAACATAACCATTTGAACCATAATGCTGTGGCTCAGGGGGTGGGGGTGGTTCAGAAGTTTGAGCAGTTGCTGTGAGACTTCCAAGGGGTGCATTTAAGGTAACTTCGATTTCTGGTGTGCTGACGATATTGGCATTTAATTGACCAAGTGTTGCTGATGCTGTTGCAAGTTTTGTTACAACTGCTGAAGTGCTTGAATTTAATATTCCTAAAGGCCCATCAAACATAGGCAAAATAATTGGTGTTGTGTTTGCTATTGCTGATAACTGACCAAGATTTGTAGCACCTTGAGCAAAATGTGCTACCTCAGAAGATGCTATTGAAGTGATAGCACCAAGAGATGCTTCTATTGAAACTAAAACTTCAATTTCAGATGTGCTTGTTGAGGACAAACCATTTAAGTTTGCTGAACCTGATGCGGTAATTGTTTCACTAGACCCATAAAGAGTATTAGTGTTTAAGATTCCTCTGATTTCGGAATCTAATATAAATGAGCCTGCCTCACTCATTTGTTAACTTGCTATTGTTAGTGAGGCCGTTAAAGAACCTGAAGCAATAGTGTAGGTATCTCCTGCTGTGTATGGATTACCTGTTATTGATCCTGAGAATAAAAAGTTACCAGCAGAAAGATTATCCCAAGCGGTAAAAAATGTTGCGTCTTGTGAACCAGCAATGTTTACCCAAGAAATATCTGCATCAGAAGTTATGACTCCGTTTGATGATGCACCGAAGGATGCAAGTTTTCTTGTTGTTTCAGTTGCAGGGTTTCCTGTGCCGTTAGCACCTGGGTCGCCAACGTGAAGTTTTACGTAAACTGCACCTGCTGAATAAGAGGTTGCGTTACCAACTGCATCCATTAAAGAGTTAGCCAAAAATGCGCTTAAACCAGTTGCCATAATTATTCTCCGTTAGTTTCTATTATTCTTACTATGTGATTATTTTCGTCACGTTCAACAGTTCTAATTAAAGTTTTCTGTTCAGGTGCATTGATATTAACAATAGGTGGTTCAACATTGATTTTTGTTTGAGGAATATTAACCACAGTCTCAGGTATTTGAATATTGATTTCACTTGAACGTGAAACGTCATAAACAGCACTTGGGTCTTGAGGATCAATTTGTGCAACTTGTTGTAGTTGTGTTGATGGAACTCCTGTGTGAATAATTGCTGGAAGTCCAAGTGCTGAAAGAACACTTGCTGGATCAAAACCTGTTTGCACAAGTCTTGTGGCCATAGTTACACGTTTATCTTGCTCAACAACATCTGCTTCAGCCAAGTTAATATTTGCCAAAGGAACACGGAACTGATCACCAGCATCAACAGGGCGTAAGTCCTCAAATCTGCGAACATCATTCACAGAATAGAAACCTGCTTGTAAACCAATTGAATAGCCTTGAATACGTGTTGTGAAATCTCCACGTAGTAAACCATCAACATTGAATTTTAAGAATGCGTCTGTTGGTAGAAGTGTTGAATAAGCGTATTCAATTTTCTCAATGTATGGTCTTAATGTGTGAACAACGAATTGAATATTGTTTTGTTCAACTGAAGCGTAAGACTGTGCTCCTGGTGTTGTAACACCAATCATATGAGGTGGGACACGGAACATTCTTGCAATTGATTCAACAACAAATTTTTGTGAATCCAACATTTGTGCTTCGTCAGGATTTACACCTGTTTTAACATATTTTGCACCAGCAGATAGCACACCAGTTTTATGAGATTTCTTGTAACCTTTATGTGAATTATCAAAACCTGCTTGTAAATCTTTTGCTTGCTCTCTAGTTAAAGCACCTGGGAATTCAATAATTCCTTGAGTTGTTGCGCCTTGACCAAAGAATCTTGCAGCGAAACTTTGTAATGCTGAAGCAAGACCAAGGTTTTCTTTCAATTCGGTCACTCTTGAAATACCACGCATTGCACCAGGTTTACGTATTTCAGTTATGTGCAACATATCTCTTGCTGGAACAACTCCCGAAGTTCCGTTGTCAATTAAATATTCAATCTCTCTTGTTACAGCATTGCGTTGCATTTGTACTCGAAGCGGATCAAGACAAACTAGGTTTGCTACGTCTCCACGATTGTCACGAAAAACTCTGGTGAAAGAGTTACCATCTAATAAAAGTGAAACAAGAACTTGTTGATAATGTTCGCTTCTTAATAAATCAATATCTGGTTTTTGTACCCATTCAGGTCTTGGTCGGTAAGGAACACGATTACCATCTCTACGAATGAATGAATCAACTGGAAGTGTTGAGATTGTGTCGGAGATCAAAAGAACACAAGCATAGAAAGCCCCAATACTCATTGAGGTTCTTTCGTCTATATTCGCGCCTGATTCTGTGGTGAAAGCAAATGTGTCTCCAGCACCCCAAATGGATTGAAAAGATATTGCGCGATTTTCGTTATTGTTAAAAAGATTACCTAACATTATTTACCTCTCTCAAGCGCAAGACCAGTTAATACTAATGAAATTCCTAATACTGTTATACCCGCTGGAATGTACATAAGTCCAATGCCTACTGAAAGTGTTAAAAGTCCTACCGCTTGAATGATTGATGAAATCAAAAAATCTCCTAAAAGAAAAACTCTGGGACTAGAGGTTCGGTGTCATTCCTAGAAACTGTTGCTCTGTCAAAAGCAATGATACTAGCAACTGCGGCATCTATCTTGCGTGGTGAACCTCTGTGTTCTTTAACAATTCTAGGTCCTAGTCTATCTATTTTCACAACAGCGTTTGATATGTGTCGTGTTAAAAGTGGTGATCCGTCTTGTGTAAGTTTTTCACCAACCACAGCATCATAAAACTTTGCACACGCTGGAATCATTCGAGCAGCAGATGTTGATGGCCATTCAACAACAGGTAAACCAGCATCCTGTAAAACTTGCATTGACCTTTGCCAACGGAAAGGATCACAAGCAATTTCTTTAACATTATGATTTTTACAAAATTGAATAATGGTATCTTCCACTTCTAAAGAATCAACGCGCCATTCCTCAGAATCTGTCACTTGTTTTTCCCAAGCCTGAACAAGGAAAACGTGTGGTTCATCTTCAACAGTCACACCCATAATCACAGAAGCATCACCTGAGAAAGAACCATCAAAACCTAAAACAACTGGAACATCTTTATCAATCTCACGTTTAATTTCTCTTGCTTCCCAAGCACCATTCGGTAGCCACGCTGTTTGAGAAGAAACCCAAGCATTAGTTCTTTTAGTTCTAAACTCTGCTTCAGGTGTTCTTTTAACAGCGGACTCAAAATCTTCAACAGAGTTCAAATCACCAAAAGCAGGATTCGCAAGTTTCCAAGTTTCAGGATCGCGGTGATCTGCTTCAACACTTGCTTCCCACCAAGCCATAAAAAAACTTGGGTCATCATATTCGCCACGAATAACTTTTTGTCCATACTGATACAAGTTGTAAGCAATTGAATCTTGACCTGTTGCATCCGCTTTAACACCAGCAGTTGTAATAGCCATCAACAAAGGCTCACGCCTAGCACCCATACCAAGTTGCATAACGTCAAACAATTCACGATTAGGTAAAGCGTGCAACTCATCCATAATCACAAGAGTTGGTGACAAACCCTCTTTCGTGTAAGCCTCAGAAGAAAGCACACGATAAACAGAACCAGTAGACGGAATCTCAATCGCATCACGATACAACTTTGCTTGCGCCATCAACTCAGGTTCAGCCTCAATCATTTTCTTAGCATCACCGAAAACAATTCTTGCCTGATCACGATCAGCAGCACAAGAATAAATTTCACCACCAGCCTCACCCATAAACAAACCCCACAAAGCAATACCAGAAGATAAAGCAGACTTACCATTCTTACGAGGCATCCCAACATAAGCAGTTCTGTTTTTGAAACGACCATCATCACGAACAGCAAAAATGTTATCTAAAAGTTTTTTCTGCCAATCACGCAAAACAATCTGCTGACCAGAACGACCAGCAACAGTATCTTTAGTTTGTATACACATTGAGTTAATAAAATCTGAAACTTCCCAACCACGAGAAGCAGCCAACTCTGCATCATCAACAGCGGTAAGCCACCTAGGCGGCCAAGACTTAGTTTCTGTTATCGCGTCTGGCACGTAACTCCTCAAGTTTAGATTTCGCCTTAACCTCAGCAACACCAAGACGAGAACGATCCGTAGGAGTGAAACCAAGCAAACTTAAACTATTAGTAATATTCTTTTCCAACTCACGCAACGCCTTACGCTCACGCCAAGACTCAGGATTATTCCAAACAAAAGCACGCAACCTCACACGCTCATCCAACATTTCACAAGTCATCAACAACAACTCAATATCAGTCTTAGGTGAAATCCACAACTGACCCATAGACCAAGTACGATTCCACAACTCCAAACCAGCATCAAACAATTGCCTATGCGGAACAGGAGTTTCATCAACCGCTGCAATCAAAATAGTTTCATTCTCTTTCGGCAAAGCCTGTTTACCAGGATTACCAAGTTTTCTTTTTAACTCAATCGGTTTCGGTGGATTGCTCATTATCTTTATCTAAAACCTTTCGACCACAATCATCACAATCAACCCAAACGGATTTCTTGTTCTTCAACTCACCAGTTGGCGGCTCAAGTTTCTCAAAGCCAACATCATCTAACTCCCAACCAACAGAATCTAATTCAATCAGTTGCATAGCAAGTTTGTCGTTATCCCACTCAGCAAGTTCAGCAGTTCTATTATCAACCAAAGCATAAGCACGAGCCTGCTCAAAAGTCCAATCACTCGGAGTATAAGCAACAACAATCTCAGACCACCCAAGTTTCTTAGCAGCAGTCAAAGTTCCATTACCAGCAATCACAATATTCGAACCAGTAACAACAATCGGCTTACGTTGACCAAAACGTTTCAACGAATTAACAATCGAATCAATGTTCTTATCGCTATGTTTACGCGCATTATCAGGATCAAACTCAAGTGAACTAATTTTCACTTTTACAATTCGCAGATCATTCATAAAACCATCATAACCGATAACACTTTTTGTTTTACAAAAACATTGCAACCTCGGAGATGCACGAAAGAC